ATTTAATGTCTAATGAAGTAAAAAGATCAGCCGGAGCAAATCCTGATAAAAATTTTACCAACGGTCCTTTTGTTGCTAAAGTTGTTAATCATCTTGATCCCAAAAGAATGGGAGCATTAAGAGTAGAATTATTATCATATACCAATGCTGGTGGACAAGAATTATTTCCGCCAGGGCAGTTATTCACAGCTTATTACTGTAGTCCATTTTACGGAGTGAACGACAATGCTTCTAATTCACGTAATAAACAATATGCGGCAACCCAACAAAGTTATGGATTTTGGGCAGTACCGCCAGACCCTGGAACAAAGGTACTGGTAATATTCGTTGAAAATCAACCTAACCAATGTTATTGGATAGGATGCTTACAAGATGAATTTATGAATCATATGGTTCCTGGCAGTACGCCAACTTCGCCAGCAGAATTAATCTATCAAGATGATTTGGCGGATGACCTAAAAGGTAGGAGATTACCCACAGGTGAATTTAATAAAAGTTTACCGCATAAAGGTAATGATCCTGATCGTTATCAAAGACCACATAATCCTTTGTTCGCCGGAGCTCTTTCTACACAAGGACTAGTAAAAGATCCTATTAGGGGACAGACTACATCAAGTGCTAGAAGAGATATACCTAACAATGTTTACGGTTGGAATACTCCTGGACCTCTTGACAGAAGAAACGGAGCACCTAAAGGATCATATGGAGAAAAAGGTCAATCCATTGAATATTTTAGAAGTAGATTAGGAGGCTCTAGTTTTGTAATGGATGATGGAGACCCTGCTATTTTGAGAGCAGGCCAAGCAGGAACTACAGGAGCAAAATACTACGATGTAGAAGCTGTGCCTGAAAATATTGATAAAGCAAAAACAGAAATACCTTTCAATGAACATATTCGTTTAAGAACTAGAACAGGACATCAGATACTATTACACAATTCAGAAGATATAATTTACATAGCAAACGCACAAGGTAGTGCTTGGTTGGAAATGACTTCTAATGGAAAAATTGATATCTATGGTAGTGATAGTATAAACATAAGGACTGAAACAGATTTAAACATAACTGCTGATAGAGATATCAATATACTAGCCGGTAGAGATTTTAATCTTACAGCTTTGAGAGATAAAAAAGTTAAGGTAGCACAGAACAATGATGTGAGAATTTTAAATAATGATACAAAATATGTTGCTATTGATCAAGATTTAAAAATTGGCGGTAATAGAGCAAAAGCAATTGGTATTGATGAAGATGTCCAAATAGAAGGGACTCACAGGTCTACAATTACAGGTGACTATAATCTACAGGTAACATTAGATGGACACATAGCAATTAATCAAAACTTTCATTCTAAGGTTGTAGGCGATTATAGACAAACGGTCAATGGAGCGTTTAATCTAAATACTGTAGGCGATAACAAATTTACAAGTGGTGCCAATACGCAAATTAAAAGTGCCACAGATAATAAATTAGATGCTGGAGGTAAAACACAAATTTTATCAGTGGATGTACACAGAGAAAAGGCTTCGCAAATACACATGAATAGTCCTGCTCAAGTTCCTGATCCTTCAGATACAGCAGATTCAATTGGCGATACATTTACCAAGCCTGCTACCAATCAACCAGTTGATGACGATGATCAAGTTTTAGATAAAGACGGAGTTATTATAAATGACGCTTCTGGAAGCCCTTTAAGAGTTACAGCAGATGCTTCAAGAGCATCAGATGCCGCTATAGCCTTACTACCAAGAAGAACTCCGCAACACGAGCCTTGGAATTCACATGAAAGTTTTAATCCTTCTGCTCATACACCAGGAGAGACAGACAGTATAAATTCACCAGCGCCTGAGGTACGAACACAAAATTCTCCGTTAACAAAAGAATCTGATATGCCAGAACGAAACAGTACATCAGGAGTATTCAGAGCAGGAGATGCTGAACCTGAATCAATTGATACAAGTAAGATATTTCAAACAAATAATGATAATACAAAAGGAACACTACCAAACGATCCTGTCAACTACGAAGAGAGTACAAGATTTTTTATAAGTGAACTTATTAAAGGCCTAGGACTTGATCCAGCTAAAGCACTTAATAGTGGAGCTACTCCAGGAGGCGCCGGAGAAGCGATAGCAATGGCCTGTGCTAATATATTTGCTGAAAGCCGATTTATACCTAAGAGTGAAAACATGAACTACAATGCTCAAGGATTGATAGACACATTTAAAATGTTTAAAAAGCCAGGAGGAACAGCATTAGCACAACAGTTATCTAGAAAACCTGTACAAATAGCAAGTGTGGTATATGGAAATAGAATGGGTAATGGTGGTCCGGAAACGGGTGACGGTTGGACATATAGGGGAAGAGGTTTGATACAATTAACAGGAACAGACAACTATAAAAAATACGGTGGAATGATAGGAGTGGACATCTACAACAATCCTGAATTAGCAAATGATCCGGCTATTGCCTGTAAGTTAGCAGTGGCGTATTTGACAAAAGGAGAAAAGGCAGGATTCATTACTTGGACTACTACTAATTTTACTTCATTAGGTAATCAATTTTTAAATGCTATTGGATATGTTAATTCAACAATTAAAGAAGGAAGAGATAAGGGCAAGACTAAAACTCAAGTAAGAATTGAATCAGGACAAAGCTATTGGTTAAGTATTAAGAAAGGGGAGTTGACTCCGTTAGCTTCCGTAACGCCGCCTAAACCGATAGCACACGGCGGAGGAGTTATGCAGGTACAATAATGCCATTGATAGCTAGAAAAGTAGGATCAGGAGATATAGTAGATACAGTTCACCCAATCTGTGTTGCTCCTGGCGACATACTTACAGACACAGGTAGTTCAACAGTATTTGTTGCTGGACACGGCATACATCGAAAGACAGATCTAAACGAACCACACACGCATTGTCCTCCAGTTTATGGCACGCCTTTAGTCACACATAGTCCTGATGTTTTTGCCGAAGATTTAGAAGTTGGCAGGATAGGTGATACTTATGATTGTGATGCTAAAATAAAAAGTACAACACAAACCACGGTATTCGCAAACGAATAAATATTATTATGGCAGACTTGTATAAAGAAATAAAGATCAAAACAGCAAAAGCACCTAAATTACCTGTAAGACAAAAGGCTTACAGAGGATTTAGCACGGTCAATCCAGAAAACAACAGCTTTCAGCAATACGACCTTGGACTAATCAAACAGGATCTCCTTAATCATTTCAATATTAGACAAGGGGAAAAGCTCTCAGATCCAAGATTTGGATGTATTATTTGGGACGCATTGTATGAGCCTTTGACACGAGAATTGATAGACGCAATAACAAGAAATGTAACTAATATAGTAAATTATGATCCAAGAGTAAGGGCAAGTGGTGTTTCAGTCACTGAGTTTGAAAGTGGACTACAAGTCGAATGTACATTGACGTATCTCACATATAACATAAGTGAACAGCTTAGACTACAGTTTGACAAAGCAAACGGCCTAACAAGTTAAAGAATTAAGTGGTCATATAATTCTATATAATAAATACATTTATAAAGAATTTAAGGAAACTAAATGTCGTCCACAGATAGACAAAATAGACTGTTACTTGCTGAAGATTGGTCAAAAGTGTACCAAAGTTTTCGCAACGCAGAATTTAAAAGTTATGATTTTGACTCTTTAAGAAGAGTCATGATCACATACCTCAGAAACAATTATCCTGAGGACTTTAATGATTACATTGAAACATCAGAGTTTTTAGCTTTAATAGATATTATAGCATTTTTAGGCCAGAATATTTCTTATAGAGTTGATCTAAACTCAAGAGAAAACTTTTTAGAACTTGCTGAAAGACGTGAGTCTGTATTAAGACTGGCAAGACTGCTTTCATATAATCCAAGAAGAAACAGAGCCGCAAATGGGCTTTTGAAATTTGATACTGTTTCTACTACTGAATCCATAGTAGATAGTAATGGAGCTAATTTACAAAATCAAACTATCATATGGAATGATCCTAGTAATTCAAATTGGTCAGAACAATTTAGAAGAGTGTTAAATTCAGCACTTCCAAATAACAACACAATCGGAAAACCAAGAAAATCAAGAAGTATTAATGGTGTACTAACACAGGCTTACAGATTAAATCAAAATACAACTGATGTTCCTGTATTTGGATTTACAAAAACTGTAAATGGAGTGCCTGCTCAGTTTGAAATAGTGTCAACTGATATAGATGAAACTACTTTAAATTTAGTTGAAGAAACACCTATAGCAGGTAATGCTTTACAATTTATGTACAGAGAAGATGGGAGAGGAGCCGCTAGTTCCAACACAGGATACTTCTGTCATTTTAGACAAGGAACTTTAAACAATAGTGTATTTGATGTTGGCAATGTTGTAGCTAATCAAAGGATTACAATAGAAGCAGATAATATTAATGATACAGATGTATGGTTAACAAAACTTGATAACTCAGGAACACTAGATAAAATTTGGACCAAGGTTGATTCGACCGAAGGAAACAATGCTATCTATAATAGTGTAAACAAAAGTGTAAGAGATTTTTATGTTGTACAAACAAGAGCAAACGATCAAATAAGTTTAATATTTGCGGACGGCACTTTTGGAAATTCACCTAGTGGACAATTCCAAGTATTTTACAGAACAAGTTCAAATAGATCTTTGAGAATTAAGCCAGAAGAAATTACAGATGTACAAGTAGCATTAGATTACACAAGTAGATCTGGTACTACAGAAACTCTTACTTTAGGTTTAGAACTTAAATCAAGTGTTACAAATGCTTCACAAAGTGAAACTAGCCAAAGTATCAGAGCAAACGCACCAAAGACTTACTATACACAAAACAGAATGATCACAGGCGAAGACTACAATGTTTATCCCTCGTCAACAAATCAGGAAATAGTAAAAGTAAAATCTACAAACAGAGTGTCCAGTGGTATCAGCAGATATTTTGATTTGAAAGATGTTACAGGAAAATATTCTAGCACAAATCTGTACGGTAGTGACGGAGTAATTTATAAAGAAGCATTTGATGAAAAACAATCTTTTACATTCTCAAATCAAACAGACATTGAAGGCAACATAGAAAATTTAATTGTTCCAATTATACAAAAGAGAAGCACAACAAATTTTTATCTTGGCAACTTTGCGAAAATAATTGTTAGTGATTTAAACGCAACTTGGAAACAATCAACCAAAGCCGCTAATAGTTCAACAGGACTTTTGGAAAATATAAACCTAGTGCCGTTTCAGGTAGGATCATTTACTACTGGATTTTTAAGATATGTTGAACCAGGAGCTTTGTTGAAATTTCTTCCGCCTACAGGATTTTATTTTATAGGCAACGGAGAACTAACCAGTGATGCCAATAAAAAAGGAGCCACTTCGTATAAGTGGGTAAAAGTTATAAGTGTAACAGGATCAGGAACAACAGTCGACGCAACAACAGGTGATGGCCCTATTACTGTTAATGCTGTACTACCAGCTAATAGTATTATACAAGAAGTAAAACCTAAATTAGTAAAAGACATAACAGCAGATGTTAGATCACAAATTATAGATCAGGTGTTTGCTTATAAAACATTTGGATTACGATATGATCAAGTTAACAGAATTTGGCGTGTCATTATTAATGAAAACTTAAATGTAAATGATACGTTTAGTAATGGTAAAACTGGAGATGTAACAGGTAATCAATTAGATTCAAGTTGGTTTATATTATTTGAAACCGATGGTGAAAAATACACAGTCACCAATAGAGGATTAAAATATATATTTGAAAGTGATACTGAATTAAGTTTCTATTTTGATGGACAAAATAAAATTTATGATTCAGCAACGGGACAACTAGTAAAAGACAAAATAGCTGTAATGAATTTTAACACAAAGCCTGATAGTCTAGCACAATTTAATAATGATATTAATTGGGAAATTGTTTCTGATTATAAAAATCAAGACGGATATATAAACAGCAAAAAAGTTCAAGTTGGATTTTTTGATTTAAATGATGATGGCTCAATAGATGATCCAGATATATTTGACGTGATTGTTGATCCGTTAGTTAATCCTACAACAAAATATGTATTTTTGAAAAAGGAAAGTAGCAATCAAGGATTTAATAAATTTAATTATTACGCACAAGGTAATACTATATCAATTGTACCAACTGAAACGGCAATAGGTGCTTATTCACAATACACTGATGGAAAAGTTTTTTACATAGAAGATCAGAAAAACTTTAAAGTGTTAAACAATAATGTGCTTAATCTCACAAGTGATTATCAAGCGTTTGTAGGAAGAAGCGATCTTAAGTTTCATTACATTCATAGTGCAAATGAGAGCAACAGAATAGATCCTAGTGCTTCTAATATAATAGACGTGTATCTTTTAACAAGATCTTATGATACATCGTTTAGATCTTTCTTAGCAGGAAACACTTCCGTAGCTCCTTTGCCGCCAAGCAGTGATGAATTATTCCAACAGTATGGTGCGGAAATTAATAAAGTAAAAGCAATCAGTGATGAAATAATATATCACCCAGTTAAGTATAAGGTATTGTTTGGTTCGAAAGCAGGAGAAAACTTACAAGCAATATTTAAGGTGGTGAAAAATCCAGAAGCAGTTGTAAATGATAATGACATAAAAGTAAGAATTATTTCTTCAATTAATAGATACTTTTCTTTACAGAATTGGGATTTCGGCGAAACATTTCACTTCACGGAGTTGGCTACCTATGTAATGAACTCATTAGCTCCTGATATAGTGAATCTTATAATAGTACCAAAATTAGGCACACTATCCTTTGGTAGCTTAATTGAAATAAAAAGTGAAAATGATGAAATATTTGTAAGTGATGCTACCGTTCAAGATATAGAAATAATAGATTCTATCACAGCTTCTAGAATTCAAGCGTCTGGCAAAGTAATTACAAGCACCAGCACAACAAATGCTGGAATACAGAGTACAGCTTTGTCTAGCACCACTACAAGCACAGCAACTTCAACTACTACTACAAGTGGCACAAGCACCACTTCAAGTAGCACAAGTAGAACTTCACAATCATCAAGCGGAGGAGGATCCTCAGGTGGCGGTGGATATTCAGGCGGCGGCGGATCTAGCGGTGGAGGCGGTAGTTCCGGCGGAGGCGGCGGAGGCTATGGATACTAATGGCACAAGATGAAAATGCTATTCCAGTAAATGACGCAGATAAAAATAAAAGAAAGTCTGCTGATTTACTGCCACGTTATTATCGCACAGTAGCAAATAAAAAATTCTTATCGAGTACTTTAGATCAATTAGTACAGCCAGGTAGCGTAGAAAAGGTCGACGGATACGTAGGTAGGAAAGATGCCAAGGCCTTTAAGGCTAGTGACAATTATGTATCTGAAATAAGTTTAGATAGAGACGAATATCAATTAGAACCTGTTTCTGTAATTAATGATTCCGTTGGTAATAATGTTTTCTACAGAGATTATAGAGATTTATATAACAGCATAAAGATTCGTGGCGTTGATACTTCAAATCACGACAATATGTTTTCCCAAGAATATTATGCTTGGAACCCACACATTAATTGGGATAAATTTACAAACTTTAGAGAGTATTATTGGTTGCCAGGCGGCCCGGATGCCATACCGGTATATGGATCATTTAGAAATGTCAAAAGCACATACAAAGTAACAAAGCAAGTTAATTTAGATAATGATGCTTATGTTTTTAACCAAGATAATCCTACAGGTAATCCTACTTTAACTTTATACAAAGGACAAACATATCGATTTGAAGTAGACACAGTAGATATGCCTTTTAGTATTAGGACGTCTGTGGATATTACAAATGATAATAATCTTTATACCAAAGGAATAACAGGACAAAAAACAGAAGATGGAGTGCTAGAGTTTACAGTAGACTTAGAATCACCTGCGATTTTATATTATGTAGATTCAAATAACATCGAAGCCTCAGGACTTATTATAATAAAAGATATTATTGATAACACGTTCTTAGATGTTGATAAAGATATAATTGGCAAAAAAACATACACAATGACCAACGGATATGACTTATCAAACGGAATGAAGTTAAAATTTTATGGAAATTTAAATCCTACAAAATACGGAGAAGGCTACTGGTATGTTGAAGGAGTAGGCGATTCAATACAACTAATATCAGAATCTGATATAGAAATTACAGCAGGATATCTACAGGATCAAGATATTGAATTCGATCAAGGAGGCTTTGATGATTTTCCTTTCGATGATGCTGTTTCCTATGCTGATAAAAAAGATTATGTCGTAATTAATAGGGCTTCAAAAGATAGAAACCAGT